CTCAGAAGCACCAATCAGTATCACAATCAAGACAGCATCAGGTAGTTTAGTAACAGTCCGTGCAAGCAACGGAGAGGAACTAGACCAAGTGGTTGCAACAGGATTAGCAGCCATCACATCAGCCACAACAGAACTAGAACAAGCAATTCGTGGCACAGTACCAGCACCTATGACAGTAGGAACAATTGCATCAGCATTAGGCGCAAGCATTTCACCAATGGATAACTCAACTGCAACGCTTAGTGGACGCAACTGCCCACATGGAAAGATGACTGCCATTCAAGGTACTGGTAAAGATGGCTCAATGTATCGTGGTTACTTTTGTGGTGCACCCAAAGGTGCCTTTGATAAATGCAAGAATGTTTATCTAAAGACAACAGACGCAGCATGGAGCACCTTCGTAGCAGAACAGGTTAAGTGAAAACCCTTAGACGCTCAATCAGTAAAGCAGAAGTGGGGGGCGAACCATTGCCCCCTACTTTCCAAGCATTTGAAAGAGCGGGAATTATATTACGCAGAGCAGAGGTAACAGTAATAGCAGGCACACCAGGTGCAGGCAAGTCATCAATTGCATTAGCAATTGCTGCCAGAACTAAACTACCAACACTCTATTTCAGTGCAGATACCAACGCACATACCATGGCTATGCGTTTGATAGCAATGGCTGGCAATATGAGCCAGCAATCAGCAGAGTTACTATTAAAGAAAGACCCAGACAAAGCAAATGAAATACTATTACTAAACAATCATTTGTTCTGGTCATTTGAATCTACACCTACACTAAAAGATTTAGATGAAGAAGTATCTGCATTCGAAACAGTATGGGGAAGAAGCCCTACACTTATAGTTGTAGATAATCTTATGGACATAGCAATGGATGGACACGAAGAGTTCCAAGGTATGCGTGCTGCAATGAAAGAACTTAAGTATTTAGCCAGAGATACTAATGCTGCAGTGTTAGTACTACACCATACTAAAGAAGGATTCGAAGGTTATCCTTGTCAATCACGGTCATCTATTCAAGGATTAGTTAACCAGATACCAGCAATGGTATTAACTATTGGTCAAATGAAACAAGGAGATGACAACTTCTTGTGTGTAGCCCCAGTTAAAAATCGTTATGGTAAAGCAGACCAGACAGGAAATAACTATGTTACATTATCATTTAACCCAGAGTCTATGCATCTAGATGATGTTATGATTAGATACACAACACAACAGGAATTACTATGAGTAATCCAGCCAAGGCTAAGGGCAGTAGAGCCGAGGCAGATGTCGTAAAGTGGCTTAAAATCAATGGTTTTCCGTATGCAGACAGAAGAATCGCAGGTGCCCAACTAGACAAAGGAGACATCAGTGGTGTTAACGGAGTAACAATAGAAGTTAAAGACCACTATCGTTTAGATTTATCTACATGGATAAAAGAATTAGAAATAGAAATGAAGAATGACAAAGCATGGACAGGCACAGTACTACACAAACGCAAAGGCAAAGGAGATGTAGGAGAATGGTACGCAACAATGCCAGCAAAAGTATGGATAGAATTAATCAAAAAGATTATAAATGATAAATGAGTTATTAATTTTACTTACATTATTTCAACAAGAAATGATAGGATTATTACTATGGATAAGCACAGTATTGTTGCCTATCTAACTTATATAGGCGCCACCCTGCCAGCGGAGGGGCATGGTTGGCGCAAGATGCGTTGCCCTTTTCATGGTGATAAGCATGCATCAGCAGCAATTAACTTTGAAGATAAAAGATTTAAATGTTTTGGTTGTGAAGTACAAGGTGATGTGTATGATTTAATTATATATAAACAAGGAGGTAATTACAGTGAGGCTATCAAATTCGCAGAGAGCATTTCTCTTGCAGGCAACAGAACAATACGCTCAACACATTCATCTAGCGGAGGAATACCTTTCAAGCCGTCATCTCTCGGTAGACGAAGCGAAAAAGTTTCACTTGGGGATAGTGAAGGACGCTCTTCCAGGACACGAGAGTTATAAAGGCAGGCTAGCAATACCATACATTACACCCTCAGGTGTAGTAGATATAAGATTCCGAACCCTTAATAACAATCCAGATGAACCCAAGTATATGGGTATACCTGGTGCTAAGACCACAATGTTTAATGCACAGACAGTACTAACTGCTGGCAATTATATATGTGTAACCGAAGGTGAGTTAGATACAATAATCTTAGAAGCCAAAACAAAACACTCATCTATAGGTATACCTGGAGTTAATAATTGGAAACCTTATTATAGTAAGATACTAGATGACTTTGAAACAGTAATTGTTTTAGCAGATGGAGACAACGCTGGCTTAGAGTTTGGTAAAAAACTAAGTAGAGAACTACCTAATGTTAACCTAATGCAAATGCCAGAAGGACATGATGTTAACAGCATCATAGTACAAGAAGGAAAGGAATGGATAGATGAACGAATCAGAAAATGTTTGGGAAAATGATGAAGACTTCTGGAATTTTGTAGGAGAAAATAAAAGATTAGTTGGTCTATCAATATCAGATGGACAAGGATTAGATATACTTAATGCACTAAGAGATATATATGTAACAATAGAAGAAGACCCAGACAGTGCATTGAAAATGCTTACGCTACTAGCCACAGTTATATATGCAAGTAGCATAGGAGAAGGCCAGCAATTCACTGATGAGATACAAGTAGCCTCAGCCATGGAACAATTTGACTCTAGTATGAAGGAGATATTAAGTGAAGAACCCAAGTGATGTAGATACAATCCTTAATGAGTTACGTAATATTATGATGAAAAAACAGGAAGACTACGGTCCGTTGAATATTGCCCTCGCTCCTGGCGGGGCAATGAATGGCTTGCGTGTTAGGATGTATGACAAACTAGCCCGTTTAAATAACATGGCTGATAAGGGCGCCACGCCGAACTATGAGTCTATTGAAGATACTCTTATAGACCTGGCTAACTATGCCATAATAGGACTATTGGTACAAAGAGGACAGTGGGAAGGCATAGAATAATGTTAAAGATTAGAAACCCATTTTACTTTACAGAAGGCAAACCTTCAGATGTAATTCAGGTGTCTTGTTATAGATGTTCTAAAGAATTTTTTGTGTATCGTGTAAATCTAAGAGCAAGTAATTATTGTACGGGTTGTAAATAGATTGAAACAAGATGCATGGGTAGATGAATACGAGTTGCTCGTCTCTACTCTTGCGTCTGAATATTATAGAAAGTATCCAGTTACTGAAGCAGAAGATATAAGACAAGTACTATGGGTATGGTTTCTTACACATCCAGTTAAATATACAGAATGGTCTAAGTTACCACCTAAAGATAAAGAAAGATTAATTGCTAGGTCACTACGCAATGCAGCACTTAAATATTGTGAACAAGAAAAAGCCCGCAAGGTTGGCTACGACATATCAGATTTATATTACTACGACTCATCAGTTATAGAAGCATTCCTTCCATCTATCATAGGTAATACATATGAGATACCTAGTAAAATAAAAGACCTTAACTTTAAATTTGGCAAATCAGGTGAGGTAACAGATGGAAACAACTGGCTAGTTCTACGGTCAGACATAGAGAAAGCATTCAACAAGTTAGCAGAGGCTAAACAAAATATTTTAAGAATCAAGTTTAGTGTAGATAACTACGAGTGGAGTGAACTAGGCAAAGAACTTGATACCTCCGCGGAAGGTGCACGCAAAAGAGTTGAGCGTGCCATATCTTCTTTAATAAAAATACTAGGCGGATGGCGAACATACAATGAGCCAGATGTTATAGAAACTAAAGAAGAAGGCGAAAAGCATGAGTGAAAAACCTAAAGATATAAGAGAGTTGCTTAACAAAAAAGATTATAGCAAGTCAATGGACCTAAGAGGTAATCCAATAGGAGACATATGCCTATGTGGTTCAGAATTGTTTATTGCTATAGTAGCCTTTGAAGAAGGGGAAATATGTTTTTACTTCTTAGATGGCGAGTGTGCTGATTGTGGTTCTCTTGTTACTTTATCTACACCAATAGACGAGCATGGAATGGATTGTGACTAATGCCTTATTATGATTTTGAATGTAAGACTTGTACTAAAGTAATGGAAGTTACTGACCCTACTCCACCACCTTGCCCATCTTGCGCAAACGTAATGATTCGTATATGGTCTCCTACACCAACCCACTTCAAAGGAAGTGGCTTTTATTCTACGGGGGGCTAGTGAAATTTAGTGATATGCCAGCATGCAATGGTATTGATGTAGAGATATTCTTTACAGAAGAAAAAGGTAACTATGCTCATCTTGATTATGTAAAAAAAATATGCAAGACTTGTCCAGTACAAGTTGAATGTTCTGACTACGCAATGGAACATTTAGTCCATGGCATATGGGCAGGTACTACCAAGAAAGAAAGGGATAGATATAGAAGTAAGCATGGAATAATTGGTGAGACAATTGTTTCAGAATCTATATTTAAAATATAACTATGATAGTTAATCTAAGCCAAGAAGAAGTTAGAGTATGTACTTTGCTAGCAGTAGAACGATGGCTTACTAAATTTGGCTCAACAGATAGACCTAACTACGCACAAGGTAAAACAGATGGTAAGTTAGAACCAGAAATTAATGCTAACATAAGGGCTAATGTATGTGAGTGGGCAGTTGCAAAACAATATAACTTAGCCTGGAATACACCTTGGTATCCTAATGGCCTGCATACTAAGCGTCATCCCTTATCAGATGTTGGAAACAATATAGAAGTAAGGTCAGTTAGAACACAAACAAGTATCCCATTTTGGGAGAAAGACAAGGGAAGAATTATAGTTGGGACTAAGTGTTTAGATACAGAATACTATTCTTCTGTAGAGGTGTACGGTTATATTAAACCTGAAGAGTATATGACTGATGAGTACTATGATAATTACATTAATGGCTGGCGTGTACCTTTAATAAACTTTAAAGAGTACGTAACTGGAGTTGGCTAGGTAGAGGGGAACTATCTAGAAAACAAAAAAGACCCCCGCTCTAGTAGTAATACTAGGCGGGGGATTCTTTATTTATATTTAATTACTTAGCGTTAATACCAAATTCTGTTGCAGATGGGTCTAATGCTTTTAACACTGGTCCTGCTACAGCAGCAACACCTGCTAGTGCAAGTGTCTTTAGGTCAGTTACGCCAGAAAGATATAGCGCAAGTACGGCAGCAACGGCTGCACGTAAATAGGTAGCAACAATTGCTTTTAATTTAGTTGTATTCATAACCATCCTTAAGGGCGAGCAACGCCCATTACTAGGGAGTAAGCACGTTTCTTTAGAAACACACCATCTCCGTTTGATTGACTGCCCTTATTATCCCCTGAGGTATTACCCTCATAAACCATAAGGTATTTCTTTCCATCGTTACTAGCACAGATACCAACGTGGTCAGCCTCTGCATCAGAATCGAACTGGAAGAAAACTATATCACCTGCTTGTGCCTTACCAACTGGGACACTCTTACCTTTACTTGCAAACCATTTAAGCCCTGCCTGACAAGAGGCAAATCCCTTTTTAGTCTGGGCTGCTACCTTATCGGCTAATCCCGCTTGGTCAAAGCACCAAGATACAAACATAGCACACCAAGGGTTATTGTTTAACCCATACCACTTACCATACATACTGTCATTATTCTTGCCAACTTCTTTGTATCCTACCTGAGACTTGGCTATATCTACTACGCTCATTTTTGCCCATTCTTTAATGATTGTATAATTAATTCTGTTAAAAATTCTACCTTATCATCTAGTTGATTGACCTTATCACGGAGGCTTGAGCCTCCATTTGGTTTAAGTTCAGTAAGGTAATGCTTTACCATCCATCTAACTGCAGCAGCAAGTGCTCCAATAAGTGTAGTTATTGCGACTGCCAGTGCAGCCCAATCTTGTAATGTCATTATACTGTTCTAATCATAATGTCTATGATTCCTCCAAAGCCATCAAATCGTTTATCGGGTGGTGTCATACGAGTAAATTGAACTTCTTCTATGACTGCTTGTAATGATTCAGATGTAGTTAAATCTTGCCAAGTAATAACATCACCAGTCTTTTCAATCTCTTCTAGTAATCTAATGCGGTCAAATGCTCTACCTTCATAGCCAACTTCGGCATTGTATTTATCTGTCTCTATATCAAAACAATAAACAGGAAACTTAATAACCCTTACGCGAGGCGTAGCAATAGTTGCTTTAGCCTGGTATCCCTTGAAGGTAGGCCCAAGGGTAGTATCAGTACTGTCACGAGTTAATGTAAACTTATATGCTAAAAATTCTTGGGCTGCAGCAGGAACAGAAGTAGTAACTTCTACTGGTTCTACATTTGCTGAGTATCCAATATGGTCATACTCTGTTTCAGTACCACCAGCATTAGTAGCAACAGAAGATAGTAATGTTTCTCCAACAGTAAATGAACCTCTAGCAATTAAACGTTTAAAGTTTTTAGGCTCTAAAGTTCCGTAGCGAATCTTACCTGTCTTGATATAGCCAGATGGGGCTAAAACTGTAGTTGATTGAAGAGCAATACCATTGCTGCCAGATGTAGTAAATGCTATCTGGTCTGAGTTACCTACAAAGTCTACGCTAGTAGCATAGCCAGTTGCTCCGTCAAGGTATGTATCATTAGCATAAGCAAAGCGTAATGTCTCAAGTTCGTTACCTAAATCAATTCTGTATAGTCCAGGACAACCACCAATAGAACCAGTTACCCATACAAATCTATCTCTAAACGCAAAGTCTAATCCTGTATTGGCTGCTTCAATACTTAGTGGACCATAACTTAGGTCTCCATTAGTATCTGATATGGATGCCACACGCACACCTTTGTTGGTGCCAATTACTAGGTAGCCTAGATAAGAT